GTTCTATAGCCGTTTATTGACGGACGCGCAATTTAAATCTCTAATTGACTGAGAGCCTATAAGGTTATTAAGCGCCTGCTACATAGTAGTAGTTCCCATTAACAAACGACGGTGTGTACAACGTTCTGTTATGTCATTTGGACTTCAGGTTATCGGCCGTGCTAACCCACGAGACCTTCGCCCTGAGTTCGTAACTTTTACCGACCCTTTCATCCAAGAAGCGATGTCTTTTGTTCTACCTCAAGGATATAAGAATGAGCTTGCAGGATATAGTCGTAGTTACTATACTCGCGAATCTCATATTGAGAATATCTGGAAGTTTGACAAACCGACACAGTTTTCGCCTTCAAACGATGATTGGCGTTCTGTAGTGCAAGACGCTAAACGCGAATTTGCACGTTTTCCAAAAGTTTCAGCTCTTTCTGCTAGGAAGGATGCTAAATCTTTTGCTCAAGTAAGATACCATCAGGGTACTTCAGCAGGTTACGGATATGCTGATAATCCCGGATTGTATCCCACTCACAAGGGACCACCAGACGGACCCAACGCTAAGAGAGCAAAGAAGATTGCTAGTAAAATAGTTTTCGAATGCGATAACGCATTTAAGGAAGGCAAATGGAATTCTTTTATCGAGAGCCTCCCTATTAATTCAACCCCTGATATTGCTTTCACGCGCACTCAATTAGCCGAGCTACCTAACATGAAAGTTAGACAAGTATTCGGAGAGTGTTTTCATTACGTACTTCTTGAAGGATTGTTCGCAATGCCTTTAATTAATATGTTTATGACGATTGATTCTTTCTACTTCATTGGACAAGACCCCATTGAAGGAGTTCCTAAATTAATTGAATCCTTCACGGACCGCTTTTCGCAGTTCGTAACCCTTGATTGGTCTGGATTTGATTCATCAGTGCAGGTTTACGAAATTGAGCTAGCCTTCGATCTCCTCGAGAGTATTTTATTATTTCCCGACGAAACCACGAGGTTAGTATTCTATTACGTTAAACGCCTCTTTATTTCTCGTAAATTAATTGGACCGGATGGTACCATATATTTACGTTATGGAGGAGTACCTTCAGGTAGTTACTTTACTCATCTTATTGATTCTATTATTAATTGGATTCGTATTATGTATCTATTTAAGGTCGCACGTATTGCAATCTCTCTTATTAAAACACATGGAGACGATGCATTAGTAGTTCCCGGTCAACACGTCGACGATCTCGATGACGTTGTTGCAGAGGCAAACCTCAGGTTGTGGAAAATTAAGACAGAAAAGTCGAAATTAGTACATTTACGTTCTGACATTGAGTTTCTCGGCAGGACCTCCCGCTCAGGAGTTAGTTATCGTGATGAGCTTAAAACGTTACGTCTCTTACTCTACACTGAGTACCCAGTCGACGACCCTCAGATCTCTATCGCCCGAGTCAAAGGAATTGACGTCGATTCAGGCGCTCGAGTCGCCTATATTCCCGAGCTTTATAACGCACTTAGGAATAAGTATGGTGATTCTGGACTTGAATTACCTCGTAAATTCCGTCGTTACAACTTAACTGAAGTTGTTAGTATGCCCGTAGGAATCTAACTTAAATATTAGTTTGTGTTAAGATATTTTAATTATAGCTTTACTTTATTCGTAGTATAGAGTAAATACCAACACACACCGTATAGTGCTCCACTGCGTCCCACAAGCAGTGAGAAGACACATGAATGGA